TAACTCATGCGAGGTAACTGATTTTCAATTCTCAGACCTTCATTGATTGATGATGGTTCTAAAAACCTTCTTATAAACTTTTCTTGAGAAGCGTATGTAATCGGCACACGAATATTAAGATCACTGCCACCATCGGGGTCAACGTGATCAACAGATATATTGTTGAATAGTGTACCGAATCCAATTACTATTTTTCTAAGACTTTGATTGTAAAAATATCCAAACATTTATTACCTTAAGGACTTTCTTCTACAGCAAAAGGATTTTGAGGATCAAATGTATATCCAGTGGCTTCTGTCTGCAAGACATCATTCACACCAGCAGTAGTACCAATATTTATGTTTAGTGGTATAATTTGCGAACCAGAAAGTCCACGAGTTTGAGAAATGATAGAATCAATTGTCTGATTATTTGTTTGAACTTTTTCATAACTGTAGGTGAACAATTCTGCAGTTATCATGTAGGAATAAAGTTTTCCAAAAGGATAAAGTGGATTTTCGTGTTCTACAAAGTTTATTTCAAACAAAGATTTTGAAAGAGGAAAGTATATTAAATCGCCTTCTCTTGGTCTGGTTACAGATGGTTGATTTGCAGTAACTTCTTGTGCAAATCTTTTTCTTGCAAAAAGTAAAGTAACTTTGTCCTTAATCTCAATACCAAACTGAGTTATTACATCGGTACCATCAAATCCTTTGTAGTTCATTAGATACATTTCTAATGTATAAGATTCTGTAAATGATGATCCTGGATCTTCACCAAAAATTTTATCTATTGAAAAATATTCTCTTGGGACGTAAATGCAGTCTTGTCCCATTCCCTGTATTATCTCTATGGTAATACCTTCGGCAAGATCTTGCTCTCCTTTATTACTATAATTGTTTATATAAGGATTTGTGGCCATTTTAACCTATTAGTGGATCTGGTGGTAGTTCTTGTGTCTTGACGAGCTGCTGTTCAATGGCATTAAGTTCAGTCATTGCTTCTGTCATCATTGCTGGTGCATTTAACTGTGCTCCACCGGGCAAAGGAACTCCAGCAAACTTCAATAGATTTTGAGCCCATTGTTTTTTCAATAGTGCGGTATAATATCTTTTAAAAACTCTGTCATTCCAAACTTTATTATATTGGCTGGTGTCAATTTGAACATAAGCTTCTACCATTAGATATGCTCCTGCAGGTAGTTTGCTATGTTCTGTATCTAAAAATAATCTGTCGGTTGTTCGTGTATATGTAAATGAGGTTGGATAGTTA